ATATTAAATACGAGCGCACACCAAAGTCTAATCAACCAAAGTTTGATAAAAACTTTTTAGTAACACATAAACATCCATTAGCTAAAATGGTTGTTACAGCAAGAGAATTTAATAAAGCACGTACAACTTTTATTGACACAATATTAACACATTCTTATCACAGTAGAATTCACGCCGATATCAATCAAATGCGTGGTGAAACAGGAGGAACGGTCACAGGACGGTTCAGTTATAGTAATCCAAACCTACAACAAATTCCTGCACGTAATAAAGATATCGGGCCGATGATACGATCAATCTTCGTCCCAGACGAGGGTTGCAGGTGGGGGTCGTTTGACTATAGCCAACAAGAGCCTAGAGTTCTTGTCCACTTCGCCGCGCTTACCGGTGGCGGCTTGAAAGGCGCCGACGAGGTCATTGAATCTTACAAAACGCAAGATCCAGACTTTCATCAAGCCGTTGCCGATATGGCGGGCATAGACCGTAGAACTGCCAAGACGATTAATCTTGGCATGATGTATGGTATGGGTAAAGGTAAGCTATCTAGTGAATTAGGATTAGATAGAGACGAAACAGAAGATTTATTCGCAAAGTTTCATGCAAATGTACCTTTTGTAAAACAACTTATGGAACAAGCTACCCGTAAAGCTGAGAATGTAGGTTTTTTACGCACACTGCTTGGTCGTAAATGTCGTTTTGATTTATGGGAACCACGCGCTTTTGGTATACATAAACCATTACCACTATGGGAAGCAGAGAAAGAATATGGACGTGACTTGAAAAGAGCATGGACGTACAAAGCACTGAACAGATTGATACAGGGATCAAGTGCTGACATGACGAAGAAAGCTATGGTTGACCTATACGAAGAAGGTATCATTTCGCACATACAGGTTCATGATGAGTTAAACTGTTCTATTGAGAACGAGGAACACGCAACACGGATCAAAAAAGTTATGGAAAATACTGTTGAGTTAAAAGTACCACTAAAGGTAGACGCAGAGATAGGACCATCATGGGGAGAGATCAAAAAAAAGTAACAGGTGATGTAAACGAGTTTAAAGCTGTTATAAAGTTCTTGAAAGAAGGATATATGGTGTTTAAAAATGTATCTGGAGCAGGACCAATTGATTTAGTTTTAGTGCATCAAGAGACAGGTGAAATAAGAAAAATAGACGTAAAAACAACATCATACCGTCAAAGTTGGAAACCGGGCACTCGTATTCATAGACAAAGGACTAAAGAACAGGTAAGATTAAAGGTTGAGTTTGAATTCATAGAGAAGGACGAAGATGTTTAAAGAGTTATGCGCAACATTATTTTTATTATGTAATTCATTAGTGAATAATTTTACATTTAACTATGATGGCAATCCGCAAGACCAATTTGTGCAAGGTATAGCCGAGTGTACTGTGCTTAATAACGCGGTTATCGAACCACGGTACAGGGTTGTGGTAGCGATTAGTGTAGCACAAGCTATATTAGAGTCCGATTGGGGGCGCTCTCGTTTTGCATTAGAGGGTAATAATTATTATGGTATCATTGAAACAGATGATACAGAGCCACACATGAAGTCATTAAATAGTGATGTGCTATTAAAGAAGTATGGTAACAGATGTGAAAGTGTTGCTGATTATATTGCATTACTAAACACATCAAGTGCCTTCTTAGATTATAGACAATTACGTTTACAACAGTACATATCAAATAATGTTGATGTCTTTTTAATTATTAAAAGCTTAGAAAACTACGCAATAGACCCAGAATACACAGAAAAACTACGTGCCATAACAATTGGTTTGTTTAAAAAGTATCCGGATATATTTAAATCAAAAGAAATATTAGACCACTACAATAATAACAAAGCTACCTAATTTCCTTGACAATTTTATAAAATCCCATATATATGGGCCTGTATGAATAAACATACCATATATAGGAGAAAGAGATGACTGACGTTAAAAAGTTTAAGTCTGTCGCCATTAATATTGATACATATCTCAAAGCCAAACCGATAGCGGAAAAGAACTACATGTCGATGGCTTCGTTTATACGATATTTAATTGATAAAGAAGAGGATAGACCAACACTAAAAAATGGAGAAGATCATGGAAGACACGAAGGACAGAAGAATTAAAGCTGCATTATATACAGCAGTTTTAAATAAATTAAGCGGAGAGTTATCCGAACTTGAAGCAAAAGAAGTCTTACTAACAAATGCACCGACGTATATAACCAGTAAAGATCATGATCATGCAAATCATATTGAAGAACTAAAGAACATTATTGTAAGAAAAGTAGAGATAAAAGACGCCATAAAAGACGTTAAATCAATTTACTTTACACAACCAATGGCTCAAGGTCATGTCAAAGATGAAAAAAAATCTAATAGTTAGTGCAGTTAGAAAAGTAAAAGACAAAATTGTTGTGCATTACACAGACGGAACAGTAAAAAAGTTTACGGTTTCTGAATGGGAATATTCATACGGTCAAGGCCGACGTCTGTGGGAGCAACACGAAAAAGATTTTAAAAACCCGGAGAATTTTGATGGCTGAAGAACAAATTGCATTTGATATTTATCAACCTTTTGGACCTAGTATCCTTAAAACAAAGTTGCCTCAAGTGTATGTAGACGCGTTAAATAAACAATCAGATGACATATTAAACGATGAAGAGAAGAGTAAAGAAAGAGATTGGAGTCACAATCTTGCCGGTAATGTTAAGAAAGAAATAAGCATAAACCACATGGACATCAAAGGTTTTCCAGAATTCCTCGCGACCTTATCGCAGGAATATGCGAAACGTGTGCTACCCGAATTTCTCCCCGAGGGTACTAAAGTTGCGTTTCGTGTTTGGACAGTCAGTCAATGGGCGGGTGATTTTAACCCGATGCATATTCATGATTCAAACTTATCGGGTGTTTGTTTCCTCAAGATTCCTCCAGACTTTGAAGAAGAGTACAAACGAGAGGATCATCACCCAACCGCTGGCTGTCTTGAATTTATAGGTTCGATACCGAACCATTTTGCACGTCATAGTTTTTTAGTAAAACCAGAAGTAGGAGACTTTTATTTGTTTCCTAGTTGGTTAGTACACCAAGTCTACCCTTTTCGTAGTGAAGGAGAAAGACGTTCTATGGCTTTTAACGTACATTTTACTATGGATAAACTAACAAAAGGCGTTGATGTCTGAAGAGACAAGGTACGATAAAAGAGCAAAGAACTTACGTTATAGATTTGATAAAGAAGGCTTTAGACGTGCTCGTTGGGAACAATTAGACCGTAAAGAAAAAGATTATTGGCGTGGTCGTGTCCAACAATGGGAGCAAGATAAGAATGGGCAAAGCCGATCTTAAAAGAAAAAGGCATAAAGGCCGACGAAAGATAGGCTCAAGTAAAAGACGCAACAGGCGTAGAATAAGACTCCGCTTGAAGGTGCGTAAAAGGAGGTAGTTAGGCCGAGCAATTTATACACTCCTCGTCTTCATCGTAGTTTGTAACATATTTCACGGTAGGTTTAACAGGCTCTTCCGCGCATTCACATAATTTCTTTGATTCTAATTCTTCTACTTTGTTTTGTAAATACACAATAACATCCTTTAATTCTTCTACCGTCATATAATCTCCTTATGGTTTGTTTTGGGGGTAAGCTTCTAGCTATACACCTAAACACCATATGGGATCAAGTTATTTTTCAGATAATTTGTCACCAATTGCATAAATCATCACCGCGATGAATGCTAGTAATATGATAATCATCACTAAACATGAGATAAGTAACATGTTCATTTCTTTTTTTTCTTTTTCTTACGTTTAAATAGTTTCATCCAATCGAGTCTAGGACCAAAATAGATCGCTTTGTACTTGTTTCCAAGCCAATCGTAGTCCCAATACCACTGCCAGACGTGTCTACTGCTCATGACATTCTATGGAGAACCGATAGAATTCGTTGTTCTGATGCCAAGCCCAGTTTTCTCTCAGCTTCATACACTCTTCTTTTATCATCGGCTCTTTTAGTATGATTTGATTACCAACGTATACCCATTCGTCACCTGTATAGCCCCATAAACTAATTACAAGGACAAATAACTTAGCCAAGAGACGCCATTTGCGCACTCATCGCTTGCGCTCTGTTTGGAGTTTGTTTTGCCCAACGTGAATCTAACATTTCACTCGCCGCCACAGAATATTCCAAC